TAATTTTCATACTGACGGTTTCCCACACAGGATCTTTTAACTTCTTATCAAAATTTTTTACGAAAGAAAAGACTTTTTCCAGTATCGTAAGCGTTTCTAGCGAAATTTCTCCACCCAGATATTTTCTTAATAATAGGGGATGTCCCTTCGAGCAATTGAACACTTTCGATAAGTCGTTCTCTGAGAGAAGTTTTTGTGTCTGCTCCTTGAAAATATAGGTCATACTCTGTCTCCGTCTCATCCACTCTGCGTATGTTCTTTCGCCACTGTTGATTATCTCTCCAATCCATAGGTTTTGCGGTGTGTCAGCGTTTACAAAATTCGCTAGAAGAAAGTCTAGCACTTGTTCATCAGAATACTTTCTAGATGTCTTTTCAAACCAATATTTATCTTTTCTTTTATTAAAAGAACTCATAGTGGCACGGGATTTACCCCCATATTTAAAGAAGTCATACTTACGATTAGTAAAATGACTTTTCATTCCAAGATAAGTTTGATAAGTTTCAAAGGGAGTCACTTTGGTCTTCATCTTCCTCTTCAGTTTCAAATTCTGTTATAGCATCAATAGGAACTTCTGCTTCTCCTATACGATACCAAGGAACAATATCTCCAGTTTTATAACTGGGACGGTCACCAATATACTCAAGATCAGGCATATTATAATCACGCAAAACCGCTTGAAGACGATAATGTAGTAATTCTGTTGGTGTGGGCATTATAAAGGGAGTTTTGCTCTTGATGTTTTTTTCATGAAATTAAGACGAATAGCATCCCATTTCAATCGTTCTTTTAAAGGTTTTGAAATAAGTTTAGTGATTGAATCCACCTCAAGACTGTTTGATTCACAGTAATGAAGTATAGCATCAATATAGTTTAAATCCTCTTCTGCAACAATCTTTTCAATTTCAATAGCAAATTTTTGAGGAGTTAGAAACTTATTTGCAATAGCTTGTTCTAATTCTTTATTAGGTTCCATAGAGTTCCAATTTATCATTAACGAACTTCTGGATGTATTTTGAGAGGAGTTTGATGTACTTCTCTTTATCGTTTTCTTCATAGACAACACATTCTCCATTTTCACATGACATGATGATTACAAGTTTTTTGACGGGTATACCCTTCATTTCATATAGCATACATCCATAAGCCATTGCTTGAACAAAATAATGTTCAATCCACTCCCGTGGTTTAGGTTTTTTAGATGTTTTAAAGTCTATTATCGCTAACTCACCGTTATATTCAGCAATACAGTCAACGGTTCCAGCAATTCCTAGTTCTTTACTATATAGTGGTCCTTCCAAAGCATAAATGTTATTTATCTTATTAAGTTCACCCTTTGCTATCTTGAATAAAAATTCAGATATAGGGGGAACTTCAGGAAGTTCCTGATCATTTTTTAGATAATGTTCAGTAAGAGTATGCATATCAGTACCACGTTTGGTTGCTGCCTTAGTGATCTTATCTGCTGTCTCATTACCAACCTTCTTTCGCCAATTGACAAAAATTTCTTTATTAAAATGACTAGTAACAGAAGTAATGGATACTAGTTTGACTAGTTCATCTACATCTGGAATTGAATAATAACGAACACCTTCAATAGTCTCTCTTTCAAGAGGTTCAAGGTTCAAATCAACATGTTTAAACATTACATATTCTGTTCTAATTTAGCAATGAGGTACTCTTTTACAAGTCCAGATCTAACAATATCATTAATACCAAATTCAATTAAATTGAAAGATGGCATTGATCGAACGATCTTCATAAAATCGATAATTCCATTACGCTCATTTGTTTTCTGTAAATCAGTCTGAGAGGCATCTCCACAGAAATAAATTTTGCTGTCTTCACCGATCCTTGTTATTATACTATCTAATTCATGAAAATTCAAGTTTTGATATTCATCAACTATTATTATAGCATTATCAAGTGTTGTTCCCCTCAAAAATGAAGTACTCCAAAACTTAATTGTTTCTTGTGCCTTTAAATTACCATATAACATCTCAAAATCTGCATCAGAAGGCATCTGAAACATATACTTCACCATATGCTTATATGGTACTTGATAGATATCTGATTTATCCTCATAATCACCAGGAAGAAATCCTATTTCTCTGGTAGCAACAAGAGACCTAACAATATAGATTCTCTCATAAGGAGTACTTTCATCTAAAACATCCTTTAGTGCATTATATAATGTAATGAATGTTTTACCTGTACCTGCAGCACCATAAGCAATTACATTCTTTCCTTCTTTATAGGAATCAAATAATACTTTTTGATTATCAGTGATAGGTTGAATATCTACAAGATAATCAATATTTACTGGTTTTTTTCTTTTCATCTGCTTTGCAGTAAGACCAACCCCAATAGGTTGATCATTAGTTCTTTTTTTACGTGACATTATATTTTCAAGTTCTGAGCACCAGGTTGACGAGAAGCTCTATCTAAAACATCATTCCATCCAGGTTTGCTTTTAACCAACTTATCTTTCCATTCTCCAACTTCTCCCACACCTGGACATGTACTTGGGTCTGAAAAATCTCTTAACCAATCAGGATTATCTTCTTTCCATTGATCCCAATCATGTACACTAAGAATTACTTCTTTTGTTTCACCAGTCTTTATATTTTTAACAGGGTATGTAGCCATAATAATTAAGTCATGTAAAGGTATTTATGCCCACTCAAGAGCTTCTGATACTGCAGGAAACTGTTCTACAAAAATTTTCCTACATGCTTCTGCAATCTCCATATGCTCTTTTTGAGTACCATGAGCAGATCTTAGATTAATATAATGTATCCAAGAACGACATGAACCAGTCATATAGATTCTGGTAGGAGTACATAAAGGTAGTACCATTCTAGCACATTCTTTAGCAACACCATCCTCTAGCATCTGATTGTAAAGTGCTAAAGAAGAACTAAACAATGTTTTCATCTGTTTGTTCAATGTATCTACCATCTTAGGATCTAAATCATCTGTAGAATTTTGACGATTCTTTGTATCCTGTCTTCTAAGTTCTGGTAAATCAATTTTACCCAAATCAGTACTAGCAGCATACCTTTGAGAAAACTCTTGGAAAGTAAAACTTCTATGTCTTAGTATTTGTGCAGCAATTGCTCTAGTAGTCTCTATTTCAAGACTCATAGATGATTGCTCAAATACAGACCAATGATTATGCTTAATACAGTACTTTAATAGTCCTGCATACTTTTCATTATCCTGATTAGATGGATTAGACACTCTAGCAATATATGCCATTGTCTTTTCCGCATCAGGTGTGATACTTACAAGTTGTACATTCATGATCCAAATCCTTTTGAGTTTTCTGCTCTTCTAGCAGCAAGTTCTTCCTTAATAATACGTAATTCTGCTTTCATTGTTTTAATCTGCTCATCACTATAAAGAAAATCTTTCTTAATTAGTCTTTCAAGCATTTTAACAAGTCTTTTTGCTCTGCTAGTCTGCATATCCATCATCATCATCGTAGAGTTCATCATAATCTGCTGGACTGTCAAACGCAACAGAATTCTTATATGCGTCAACATCAGAATATACTTCTGCCTTCAAAGAATCCAACAAAAGTTCCATATTCCGAATAATGAGTTTTAATTTGTCTTTATCCATAAAGAAACAACTTTTCAAATATTATACCATAAAAAAAGGAGGGTAACAACCCTCCTTTGAACTTATTAAGTTAAATTTAAGCAGCAGTGAGTTCTTTTTCAAACTTAATACCACGGTAGGTCTCTTGAACCTTCTGTGATTTTACTTGCTTACGCTCGTTGGTGTCGTACTGGACACCACGATAAGTGACTTGTGCCATTGGCTTGCTCCAAAGTAGTAGGGATTTTTAGCCCCGTTCCTTCAGTCGGCTTTTGCGTCCCAACATTCTTCAGTTTCTTCTTTCACGATCTGAATCATTTCAGTTCGTGTCTCTTCCTCAACTCTATACTCTCTCATCTTATCGACAAGATCATGAGCTTCTGAACAAGAAAAGGAAGTGGCAATTAAAAAAGGAAGCATAGGATGAACGATTCCGTTCCGAGTCGGCTTACTTGCGA